GCTCGGCTTCCGGCAGGGTAGGGTCCGCGACATCGGCCGGCCCCGAGCCGTTCAGCGAGTCGCGCGACGCCGGGATCACGGCCAGCGCGCGCTCTTCGAAGACCTCCCAGCGGAGGTCGGCCGGGATCAGGCCGAGACGCCGCATCGCCGACCAGACCACAAACGTGTTCCAGAGCATCGGCGCGCGGTCGGCGCGCGGCCAGTCGTGCTTCGCGGCCGTCCGGTCGAACCGGACGAGGTCGACGTTCAGGACCTGCACGCGGTGCTTCGACGTCTGGCCGCTGCCGTCGTCGAGCACGACGTCGAAGATCGGGGTCGGCAGCTCGTCCATCAGGCGCCCTCCACTCGGCCGACGATCTTCGCGAGCTCGTCGGCGTACTCGCGCTCGGCGTCCGGCTGAGCCTCGTCCAGCGCGGGGCCGAGGAACGGCTGTGGGTACGGCGGGCCGTACTCGACGAACTTCGCGTACGGCTCGCCGGCCCAGACCTCGGCCGCCAGCGGGCCGGCGTCGTCGTCGATCGAGCCGGCGAGGGCGCCGGTGCGACGCGGCGCGCGGCGGCGAGCCGACGCGCTGATCGTCGCCGCGACGGCGCGACCCGGACGCTGCATGTCGCCGAGCTCGCGCGCGGCGCGGTCGAGCGTCGACGCCAGCCGGTCGACGCCGTCCACCTCCACGCGCGGCCGGCTGGCCGTCACACCGGCTCCAGCTCGGGCTCGGCCTCGCCGACGGCGGCGCCGGCGCCGGCGCCGAGGACCGGCTCGCCGACGATCGTCCATTCGAAGTCCGACGTCATGTTCTCGCCGGCGGTGTCGCCGCCGACCGAGAGCGGGTCGACGATGACGGTGCCCGAGACCTCGTCGGCGGCGGCCGTCGACGGGACGAACGTGAACGGCACCTCCTCGCCCTTGTGCGCCCACGAGTAGGCGACGATGCCGGCCGCGTCGCCGAGGTCCTGATAGAGCGTTCCGGAGAGCGTCGAGCTGTACGTGCGCTCGCCCGGGACGGTCTCGCCGCAGAGGACCGGCGTGTCATCGCCGACGTCCACGGACCACTCGACGACGGCGCCGGTGATCTGGCAGGTGAAGTCGACCAGCGTCCCGGTCTCGCCGATCGACAGCGTTCCGGGGCCGAGCTTCACGGTCTTGGCTGGCATCTCGTCCTCCTCTAGCGGTCGCCGAGCGTGTAGCGCAGCGCCGGGATCGGATCGCCGCCGTTCGCGACGGCGATGTTCGTCGGGCCGACCGAGAGGACCCCGAGCTCGGCGTCGGCGAGCGCCTGACCGATCGCTTCGACGATCGGGTCGGCCTCGGCGACGGTCGCCTCGAGGCTGCCGGCCGGCAGGACCACGACGGCGTACCAGCTCAGCTCGCGCGCGCCGTCGCGTACTTGGTTGCGCCACGTCGTCGCGCGCCAGACCGGCCACGCCATGCCGGCGACGATCGTCGACGGCTGGGTCGGGCTCGCGGCGATGCCCGGAACCGAGCCGAGGGCGGCGACGATCGCGTCGCGCGTCGTCACCGCTCGGCCTGCTCCTCGGTCTCGACCGGCTCGGTGTCGACCGGCTCGGACGTCTCGACGACCTTCGTCTCGACGTGCTGGCCGCGCGGCAGCTCGGGCTCGGGCTCGGACGTCGTCTCGACCGTCGTCGTGTCGACGGTCGGCTTCGTCTCCTCGGTCACGGATGCCTCCTCAGCTGACGACCGGGACGGCGTAGGGCGCCTCCAGCCGGTCGATCTCAGGGTCGTAGCGGGTCAGTCGGACGGCGCCGAACTCGGCGTCGGTGCCGACGACGCCGAGCGGCACGCCCTTCGCCGCGATGCCTCGGGCGACGCGCCGGTAGAAGGCGTCCAGCGCGTCTGGCGGCAGGTCGCCCGGGCCCCAGTCGAGGACCCGCTGGGCGGCCTGCTCGCCGGCGGCGAAGACGTCCAGCTGCTCGTCCGGTAGGACGGTCGCCGGGACCTTCAGCATCGCCCGCAGCTCGACGAGCGTCGGGTAGCCGGCGCCTTCGACGTAGGCCACCGGCCTACGCCGCCGCCGTCTCGGCCAGCGCAGCCGTCGCCGTCAGCGCGCTCTTGACGCGCGTCTCGGCGAGGATCACGAGGATGTTCTTGATAAAGAAGTCGGCGTGGCTGTCGGTCACGAAGACGTCGCTGACGCCCCGATCGAACAGCGTCACGCCCTCGGCGAAGTCGCCGACGATCGCGACGCCCGGCGTGAGGCCGGCGACCGGCACGGGCCGAAGGCCCCAGAAGGTGAAGCGGCGATCCGGCACGACGCCGGTGCCGGCGCCGGCGGCGTCGCCGGCGGCGACGTCGAGCGCGGCGTAGTCGGCCGGGTTCAGCGCCACGGCGTTCGGCTGGTAGCCGGCCGACTCGACGAGGCCGATGCCGATGCGGATGGCCTTCGTCATGTCGGCGTCGACGGCCGTCGGCAGCGTCGCCGCGTTCAGCAGCGTCGCGATGTCGGCCTCGATCTTCCGGAGCAGACCCCGCCGAAGCTTGCCCTCGACGAGCGACCGGATGTAGCTCGCGTCGCTGAGCGCCTGCCGGGTGATCTGCACCCAGTGCGCGAGCGTGTCCAGAGACGACGTCACGGGCGTCAGCGTCACGGTCGCCTCGGGCTTCGCCGCGCCCTCGGCGACGAGCGCCGCGATGGGGTCCGGACCCTCGTCGACCCACTCGACGGTGCCCGAGCTCACCCGGACCTTGCCGACGACGTCGATGAGCGGCGAGGTGAACGCCGGCTGAGCCGGGCCAGACCACGCGAACGGCGGGATGCTCAGGTCGGCCGTCGTGATCGGCGCCCGAACCTCCAGCTCGGGGAGCAGACCTTCCAGCGCGACGGCTCGGCCCTGACCGCGCCCGGGATACGTTCGGAACTCCTCGGAGTCGACGAACGACTGGCCGGGCGTGACGAGGCCGGATCGGTTCTCGATCGGCCGGCGCGCGACGTCGGTCGTCCGCTCGCGATCGGCCTCGATGCGCGACTGCAGCTCGGCGAATGCGCGAGCCGAGGCCATCTGCCCTTCGTGCTCGGTGAGCATCGCGTCGATGTCGACGCACCGCTCCTGAAGTCGCGCGAGCTCGGATCGTTCGGCGTCTTCGAGGTCGCGTCCGGCGTCGGCGGCGCGAGCTCGCAGCCCTTCCATGACGCCGGTGAGGGACGTCCGCTCGTCGAGCAGACGGTCGAGGTAGCTGATTGCAGGCACGGTCGGAACCTCCGCGTATGGCTACGGGGCCTCGCGGTGGTTCCGGGTGGTTCCGGCGGTGACGGGCGGGTCGTCTGCCGACGAGTGCGGATGCCGATGCCGGGCGAGTCGGGCGGGCGCGAGCTACGGCGCCATGCTAGCCGCGCCGTCCAGCGCGTCGAAGATCGGGCAGCGGCGCGCGGTTGACGGCCGGCAGCGGATGCTCGGCGAACCAGCGCTCGATGTCGTCGACCGTCGTCACGTCGGCCGGCGTCCGCGTCTCGGTGACGACGGCGCCGGCGTAGGCGCCGAGCGGCGCCAGCGTGACCTCGCCGAGCTCGGCTTCGACGACCTCGCGGACGCCGTCGGTCGCGCGCTGCGTCCGGATCGCCCGGAAGCCGACCGAGAACGCGTCGAGCATGCCCTCGGCGACCTCGGTCAGCGCGGCGTCGCCGGGTGGCGTCTTCGCGATGCGCCAGCGGATGAACAGGCCGTCCGGGTGGCGCGGGTCGAGCTCGACCGGCCGGGCGATCGCGACGGCGTGCTGGTGCTCGTCGCCGGCGGCGCGAAACAGCTTCAGCCGGTCGCCGCGCTGCCGGACGGTGCGCGTCAGCGAGCCCGGCAGGAAGCGCTCGCCGCCCGGGTCCGGCACGAGGTAGCTCGTCTCGTTCCACGGCACCGCGATCCCGGCGACGATCCGGTCGTCGACCGAGACCGTGCGCCACTCGACGGGGAAGACGGCCGTTGACTCGATCATGCGATGGCCTCCTCGACTGGCATGGGCGGCAGGTCGAGCTTCGCGCGAGCCTCGTCGACGGTCATCACGCCCTTCTCGACGTAGAGCGTCAGCGTCTCGGCGCGAGCCTTGCTGTCGGCTCGGAGCAGACCGTCGAGCCCGACCTTCATCGAGACGCCGCGCGGGAACTGGGCGTCGAGGACGGCCTCGATCCGAGCCGTCCACGGCAGGTACGTGAACGTCGCGAGGTCGATCCGGCGCGACTCGACGTTCGCGTAGGTGTTGTTGTCGGTCGGCGCGCCGAGCAGGTAGCCGGGGATGCCGAACGCGTTGGCGAGCTCGTTGAGGTTGGCGGCCATGACGGCGACGAGCTCGGCGTCGACCGGCGAGAACGTCAGCGGGTGGAACTCGGTCGTCGAATTCAGGACGGCGATCGAGCGCTGGTTGCCGCCGTGCGCGGCGAGCCAGCGGGCCTTCAGCTCGTCGGCCTTGTCCTGCGCCAGACCGTCCTTCGTGACCTTCAGGTAGCCGGCCGGCACGCCCGAGTAGAAGATGCCGGCGGCGTAGGTTCGGAGCGACTGGGTGTAGCCGAGCTGGGCGGCGAACCGGCTGAGGACGCCCGAGCCTCGGCCGTCGACGATCGGCTCTAGCCCTCGGAGGTGGATGACCGAGC